TGGCTTGCTTGAGCGGTTTGGCATACCAACAATGTACCTGACCAGAGCTAGGCGAGCAATGCAGGTTCACAGATTCTCAGATTCAAACTGACCCAGTACCTAATTGCCATCGTCGTACTGAAAATCTTCTGTCCAAGAACGCTTCATAGCATCACTCCAGTCTATCGGCCTTGGACTGAACTTAACATTGCCACGCCCCATCTCAAACTCCTTTACTGATAACTCCCTGCCTTGTTGCCCTTCAGAAGCCTTGGGATTCTCTTCTTCTCTACTGGCTTGTGAATCCTCTTACGCTTCAGCATGGATTCCTTGGGTGACATGCCAGCCTCTACTGGAACAGTCAGCTTCAGCAATCCATCTTCCTTACCAACCAGTATACCCTTTTCCTTCGCCTTGGCCGCTATGTCATTGTCATCCATTGCCCAGCCGTCAGGATCGCCTGGGTAAGCAGCCAGCCCACTACAGTAATGCCTTCCTGTAATATCTACTCCAGCAGCCGCAGCATTACGCTGGTACTTGTCGAACTTGTCAGGATCGTTCTGAGCCATCTCCTGTATCGCACGCTTTCGGGAGATTCTGATCTTATCAGAGGAGCCGATGCAGGCAGGAGCAGCTCGACTTGGAATGTGCAGTTCACGAGGCGTGTACATGCCAGCCAGAAGTCCAAGCTCGACCTCCTGATGAGCCTCGCCTTCCTCACGGCCTTCTGCCAGCATCTGCTCGTAAGCAGCCTGAGCTAATGGGAACTTAAACTTGGGCATCACTTCCCTTTCTTCTTCCTTTCAGATTCCTTCTCTTTATCCTTCTTCTCCTTGATCTGTTCTTTGTCCGCCTCGTGTTCTGGCGATCCCGGCTGAGGAGGTATGACAAACGGCCTGATCTTCATGGCATCAATATTCTTTTGATCCATCTGGCGCACTTCGCCCCAAGCATCTAGGAATCCATTAAACGATGTTGGATCGCCTGTCACCATCATCTGGCTGTTCATAACAGGCAAGACGAACTGCATGGCCTGATTCACATTCTCAAGCTCGGCATTCACGTCAGGCTTGCGGCCCTTGCCTGTCTCAACAGAATACGTCGCCTCACGGAACAACTCAGCCATGTTCTGAGTCCTGACCCCTGTATCCCACGCCTGCGCCCCGAACTGACCAAGGATCACTGCCATATCCTGACCAGCCTGAGAGTAACGTGCAAGGATGGCAATCTTCCTGACCACCCGTGCCAACCATGCCTGAACCTTGTTAGCCATGTCCTGCGGCCTTAACTGACTGGCATTCTGCAAGACGCTCGCTTCCTCAGCCGAACGCATCTGACGATCCATCTCGCCCTGCAAGAGGTCTGTGATACCAGACATGCTCTGGTACTCAGCCATCATGAACTGGTACAGGCCAACAAGGTCGTTATTGAACTTCGGCCCTTCCATGTACTCAATCAGGTCTTGCACCTTGCTTTGCCCGAATCCCTTAGTCACCTTGACGATCTCATCCGTCTGACCGTTCTTGAGCCATTCGATGATCTTCTCAGATACCGATTCGTCTGCGATCCAAAGCCCTCTGGCGTTCCTGTAGGCACTTTCAGCAAGGAACCCCAGAATCCATGCCATGAAGTTCAAGTAGCCAATACAGAAGCTCAGGTGACTCTTAGGCCACGGTGAACCCTTACGCTCATGGAACCAGCCAGCCGTGAACGGCCACGGATCATCCAGATCGTAAAAGAACGGGCATGGCCAGCTTGTCACTACCTGAAACGGATGTATGCCACCAGACTGCATAGCCATCTGCTCTACGGCTGGCGTCAGGTTCAACGGGAAGTCACAGCCTTCCGAGACGACGATATAGCAGTAATCTCCCATTGCCTGATCGAGCATATCGAACTCAGGGTTACGCTCAGTTTTAGGCTTGAGTCTTGCCCCGATTCCACAGCGACTGAAGACCTTCCAGTAACGAAATATGTTCTTGCGCCTTGGCTCATTCGTTTCGTGATGCCTCGTCAGCCTGTCACCGATCAGAGATATCTCACTGGCATGAAGGTCTGTCTCCTGTAGTCCATAACTCTGATAGTCTCTTGCCACCTCCCAAGCCTGATGCTCGCACAGAATCGCTACCCACTTGGCGTCCTTCATGCGCTTAGCGTCAGGATCAATCACAATCCGATCATCGTCAAGGTAAGAGGCCCCAGCCAGATTGCCTGTGCCATTGGGGAACTGAACCATCTCGGTATGGAGGATACCAAGGCCTCGAACGATCATGTCACGCAGGGCGGGACGGGACTCTTCCTTGAGATTACATTCCTTGATGATGTAGTTTACTGCCGCTTCGATGATGCCGCTGCGATATTGCCTGTCCGCATACTCCAGATCGGACTGTTGCGTGGCCATAAAGAATTGCTGGCGTGCCATCTCCTGCTGAATGTACTGCTGCATCGCCTGCGGATTATTCGGAGGAGGGATCGGCTGTGGCTGATTCGGATCACCCATGACTCCAAAGAGTTGCGGGGGAGGAGTGAACGGCTTGTTCGCCTGCACCGTAGCCTGCATCTCGCCTTGCAGAAACAACGGCACAAATATCTGTACCGCCTTCGCTGCCGCATTGTCCCTGACATTGAAGATCGGAGTCCTCGGAGCATTGCCGTCAATGCCGCCTGACTCACCTATTCCCATGCCTTGAGGGATGATGCCGATGTCTGCGGTGAAGTTTCTGGAGTAGATGTCCTTCTGATCGCTGCCGTAGAACGTCTCGCACTGCTCAGCCTCGGCCATGTAGACAGCCTTGGCGTCGATGCCGCACTGTATGGCATCTAGCCATGTACGTTTGATGTCAGTCTGATAGCCGGATTGTGGCGGCATTAAGCGGCTTCCTTAGCCTTCTTAGGCACTTGGATCTGACTGAGCAGAGAACTGAACTTGGCCACATCGCTCACAGCGTTGTTGGCCATGATCTTGAGTTGCTCCAGTTCAGCTTTCAGCTTGACCACTTCGGCTTCTGCGATTTTGGCTTTCTTGAGTTCTTCCAGAAGCTCGTTATACATACTGCCCATGTTGGAGACAGTCATAGCGTCAACGCAGACCTTCTCCCAGCAGGAGCGGGTTCCTGACGTATCGAACTCGTAGAGCGGATCGCCAACGTGAATGCAGTTCTCAATCAGCATTGGCTCGCCAAAGTTCCTTGGGCAGCGTCTGATGTTAATCATGTCGCCCAGCGGATCGCCCGGCTTCCACGTCTTGGCATTGTTAAAGTAGACCCAGCCAAAGTCCCAGCCGTCCTTCTTGCCCTGCTTGAACGCTACCAGATCACCCAAGGCTAAGACTGGAGCTTTCCGCAGCTTCACATACTCTTCGTGCATTGTCCATGTGTCCTGTACATCCGGCATCTGCAAGTCTCCAACGAGTTAGGAATTAAAACAAGTTACCTTCGCACTTTAGGCTTTCTATCGAATTGCTTGTAGAAGTCCCTGTTAACGAACTCCAAAAACGCCTTGTCACTGTTCGCCATGCGCGCCAGTTCCTGCCCTGTGAACGCTGTGACTCCAGCCGACTGCGATGGTGGCATGACCCAAGTATAGCCACGGCAGCAGGCGTATCGCACACAGTCTACCATCTCGTTACGCTTGGCGATAGGCTTTCCCGGCGTCAATCTGCCATTGCTGCCTTTAAGCTGCTCACGCTGATACTTCTTGAACCCATAGGCAAGCTGAGGACACTTGCCACGCATGATGACAAGCTTAGGCGGCTTGCCATCTTCAGGAACCAAGTGCTTGCTCACTTCTTCTATGCCAAAGTCGATGTTGTGCTTGGCGCGAACGAAGCTGTGAATCCTTGGACTGATAACTCTTTCTTCCAGTGCCTCCCGGTATTGTTCCATGATCTCAACATCGAAGTCGCCTTCCTTCTTTGCCCCATGCTTCCAGTCAAACGTGATGTCCTCAATCCAGTGCTTGTACGGAAGCCACTTCTCGGCAAACCTCTTGGCAAATGACTTGGAATTGATGCCGACGTAATCTCCACGCTTATGGTCTATGCCTCCATAACCTTTCTCACCGCCCTTGTACCGTGCCGTCTCCATGTACAGCTCATCGAAGCATACCAGACGATCAGGCTGGTCTGGAAGGTAATGTGGACTCTCAGGATGAAGCAGGGCAACGAATAAGGTTCCATTCCTCGTGCGGCCTGGATCAATGATCGCATAGACTGAATCACGCCATTCGATCTCGAACGGCTCGATGATGTGGATGTTCTCGTTGAACTCAGGGTAAACAAGGAACCTGCGGAACGTCCATTCGCCGTCAATCTTGGCTGCCGCTGCCTCTGGATCGTCCTCATGCAGCCTTTCAGATGCGGCCTCAAGTCCAAGGGGAGGAAGGTAAGGATTGTCACGGCTGAACAGCTCAAAGAACTCGGTTCGCTTGTAAGGAACCTTAGCAGCCATGTCAGGCCGCTCAGAACGTGTTTTAAGGTCATAAAAGGTCGGGGTGGCACTTTCAGGCGTCGATGACCAGATCAGCCGCCCCATGACGCTTATAGCCCTTGCTCGCAACTCTGATATCCACTTGTCTACGCCGGGACTTTCCTCGTCAAGCCAACAGAGGTGGAACGCCACACCCCTGGGTGCGTCCTGTTCAAAGCTGAAGAAGTACAGGTTCGTGCCATTGGTCAGCCTGATGATGGCGGGCTGCTCAGCAGTCCTTGAGTACCATGTGATATCGTCAATCACCATCTCAGGAGGGATAAGAGGTGGAGCATCCTCCCATTCCAGTTGCCTGGCCTCATGCTCAGGAACAGTCCACTTGGGAATGATCCAGTTGATGCCATCCCTCAATACCTTGAACGTCTTGCCCTTCTTGAACAGGATGTAGTAGAGAAGCCGGAGATGCTCAAGCCTTGGCCCGACTATGCAGATTTCCATATTCTCTATCGGGTACTTATCCTTGATCGGATGAGTACCAGTTGCGGCCCATGCTACCTCCACCGATGCTGCTACTGACTTTCCTGCTCGATTGGAACCAACTATTCCACGCTCACCAGCAAGACTGTTATGGAACGGCAACGCACTGGCAATTGGCTTATACAGGTTCAACGCCTGCGAGTCACGCTTATAGAGTTCGTTAGCTGCACGCTCAAGGGCGTAGACTTCATCCAGCGTCCACAGCCCAGCATCCACATAAGCAGCCTGAGCATCGTACAGACGCTCCTGCTCGATGCGCTTAGCAGCATCCTCCTGAGCCAGAAGGCTGTCTATGCCGCCCTGAAGGAAATGAGCAGGGCCGAGGATATCAGACTTCTTGTTTCTACGTCGGCCCACTACTCGACCTCAGCAGGTTAGATCTTGCAATGCTGAGCAAGC